CGACCGCGTTGCCCGGTGTCTCGCGACACTGAGCTCCTCCGCGCTCGAGAAGCGCAGAGTAATCTATCCGCCGACGCGTGATTTTTGTCACGCGTGCGTATGGTATCGGTGCTAGAGGTATGTACAGGCATCAAGGAAAGTTACCCAATAAAATGGCAACTGACACAAAGAGCCTTGATTACTATCAAGTAATCGCACACCTCATCACTGACGTCTATTCGTTACACATGGGGATCACACCACGTCAGATCAAGCTCACCCTTCAGAAGGTGCGAGCGAGATACCGACGGGAAGGGACAGGTCTTCTCACGAAGACACTGCCTCGCCTCGGCAAAGCTTTTGATAAGGCTTTGCTCGGTCAGGAACCACTGGACTGTGGCCGGTTTCGTAAGATTCCGGGCACTCAGCTGCCGAAATTATTCGGTGAGCTGTTTCAGCGTGTTCTAGACTTAGACGGTATGGTTCTTCCATATCCATGTGTCTACAGCGTTAAGTCCCTTAGGCAACTCTTGTTCGTAAATTACAAACTCGAATTGCCATATGACAAAACACTCGAAGACAACGCCCTGTCCGCTTTTAGAAAGACGGAGCAGGAAGTTGACTCGTTTGACCGTGCTATGCGGGATCTCCCTAGGGATAATCCTACATCACGTGTATCAAACATTGTCGCAGGAGCAGCAAAACTTGTTAAAAGAGTTTTTGCTGACCTGGATGTCACGAATATAGTGCCTCGGCACGGCCCTGGTGTTGTTTCTACCAAGGAACAGCTCGAGGAGAAGTATTCGTTTTCGCGCTACAATGCGCGTATTGCGAGCGAATATGATTATGCGGAGTATTTTCATGCTTCACTTAATCACTTCGTGGACGATTTAGACGAACATCTAAATCGTAAGGAATCTGATGAACCAGCACGAATTGTGCTGGTCCCCAAGGATTCCCGTGGCCCTCGGGTCATTTCTTGCGAACCACTAGAAAATATGTGGATTCAGCAAGGTCTTAAAGACGCAATGATTCGTGAGCTAGAGACGAATCCCTTAACAAGGAATTCGGTTCGGTTCACCGACCAAGCCCCCAACAGGCTACTTGCCCTGAAGGGTTCAGACGAACGCTTAAACGCGTGCGACTGTGATGACGAGGCGCCCGTGACGCTAGACCTCAAAGAGGCTAGTGATCGGGTGTCTTGCTGGCTTGTCGAGCAACTGTTCCCAGAGCACCTCCTAAGGTGTCTGATGGCAGTTAGGTCCCAAGGGACTATCATGCCGGATACTAATGAAATACTGCCCTTACGTAAGTATGCACCAATGGGTTCAGCTTTATGCTTCCCGGTGCTTGCTACTACAGTATGGGCTATCATTGCATCCGGCGTGCCAACGCACGTACGTAAGTACGTACATGTGTATGGCGATGATGTGATCGTACCAAAGGCGTATGCCTCAGACGCGATCGAACGGCTCGAGCTTGTTGGCTTGCTAGTCAACAAAGACAAGAGCTGCACCACTGGACTCTTTCGAGAGTCATGTGGCATGGACGCCTACAATGGCGTTTGTGTCACCCCTGTTCGTTTACGAACAGAGTGGTCATCACGCCCCGCCGCCAGTCCGTATACCTCGTGGATCGCGTATGCGAATTCCATGTGGATACGGGGCTATCGGAGCACAGCCGAGTACATCGCTTCATCGCTGGAGCGAGTGTATGGCTGGATACCGTCTACTGAAGACGGTTGTTCTATCAGGAAGATTGGGAATACCATTCTACCGGCTGTAAGAATACTGAATCGCGGAAACGTGACTCATTTCTATAATCAGCCGGTCATGGCTCCCCATAATCGTTACTGGCAGAACCCGCATCAACTGACCCTGGTTCATCACCCGGATCGGTTAGATACGATCGCAGACGTGCGTGACACGTGTGGTTATCCACGTCTCTGCTTTGATAGGCAGAGCTCACCTGAACGGATCGAACGGTCTGAAAAGGCCATCCGATTCGCTAAGGAAGACAGCATATCACCTACTGACCCCTATTATGCCCGGAGTGAAATCCGGGTAAGGGTGTCGGAACCGTGCACTGTCACCAGGCCGTTAACAGGATGGGATGCGTTACTTCGGTATTTCACCGAAGGCTGCGCATACCAACTGAGAGACAGCCAGGTCAAGCAGGAGCTAGGGTATCTAGGAGAACACGATGTGTGGACTCCCGCGACACCCATCAAAAGCAAGGCAGACTATCTTGCCGCCGACAAAGTCGTCGTCAAAACATCTGCTGTGATCCGTCATTTGGAGAAGCTGCAAAAACAGGGTGCAAATCCTGTTGAGCAAATTCTAACAGATGAGGACGCGCTTCGAGTTATCTGGGAAAACCCAGAACTCAGGGAAGCTTGCTTCTCTGCTGGTTCGTACACATATCCTCACCGAACGAAACTTCGGTGGAGGTGGCGATTGCTATAAAGTATTAGCATAGCTAACAC